GTCGAAGTCGCCATTTGCAAGCCACATTGCAGCAGGCTCTTTCAGTCCACGTCCCTCGTCCACCATCAGTACTCCAAGCGGGTCGCCTGTCGTGATGTTCTTTCCGACGCCGTCCCGACAATCCGCCTTCTCAATGATCCATGCTGTTCCCATAGTCTGTCCTTGCTTGTTATCTTTCATCACTCCACCCTTTCTAACTGTCGCCGCACTTCTGCAATCGGCACGAGCGAGGGTTCTCTTCCTCCGACACTACACAAGACATGTGTAATCTGGTGGTATGGCTTTCGCGCTGGCTCGTTCTTGGCTATCTCCTGCTCGTACTCGGCGCGGGTCTTGCGCTCAACGAGCAAATCAATCCAAGCAAAATATGGGTAGCTATACTGCGCTCTATTATGCCATACGCTTACAGAGTCACAACTAGTACACCATCGCGTCTTGTTGCCGTCAGTTACCTTGAGCATATCCCCTGCACCAATCGCGGCCCTTGCAAACATTTCTGCGTCCATCGTCTTCGGATCGAACACCTTGGCGTGCTTGGCTGTGATTCGGTAACATTTAACAGGGGCATCGAAGTCCCACTTATGGAATGCTAGCCATACGCCATCGTCTAGGCGCTCAATGCTTCCCACTCCATACTTATCTTGCACCGCTTTCATATCTTCTTTGCTGTCTCTGTCGGCGTTGCGCTCTGGTTCCTGCTGCTTACCGTAGTCGGGCGGGACGATGACGGTATCGTGTTTGTAACTGCCTAGTGATTCGTCGTCAATATCAATAAAGCAAATATAGCGTGTCTCGGTGCTAACATGAACCTCCTCCCCCGTAGCCTCTCCCTGCTTCTCTTCCTCGCTCAGTACGCGCCAGTCCTTGTACTTCTCTGGTGCTGGTAGCTGTAATGGTTCTGTCATATTAAACCTCCTTTATACTAATGCCTCAATCAACCCAACAAGGCAGTCGAGGCTATCTCCATTCGCTTTGCTCATTCCGAAACCTCACTTTCTGCGTTGGGTGCATCATAACCGAGCCGCGCACGGCACCAATCAAGCGCAGCCTTATGCGTTGTCGCGCCTTTTCCTGTGTACCCGTCAGCCCGCGCCACAACGTCGCCATCCTCATAGTCAAACGTCGCCATCGTGGAGAACGCGCAGCAGTTGCCCTGTCCGTCCAACTCGCCAACCTGAAACTTGATTCGCTTTCTGTTCGCGTTCATGCCTCCGCTCCGTGTACTTCTCCTGTTTCTTTAATTCTGCCAACATCAGCCTCGATAATACGTTTTGCCTGCACTAATGTATTCGCGTCAAGCGGCAACGGCTCTGTATGACCCGCTGACTTTCTTTCGATAAGGTACACAGATGGCGTCTTGTAGTTTGCTCTCGAAACAACATACACGACGCCGTACTCCTTTATGTAGTCGCCACACGTCCAGACTTTCTTTTGTGTTAGCTTTATAGTCATATTACGCCCGCCTCCTTATTTCGCCGCCTCTGCAAATAGATCACCCGTTTCGGCTTTACGCTTTACATCTTTGCAGTTGCGGCACGCCTGCCTATAATATGATTCTTTAAGCTCAATACCTATTGCCTTGCGCCCGTTTAACAATGCGCCGTACACCTCGCTGCCAACACCCATAAACGGAGTCAGCACAACCTCGCCAGGATTAGACCACAGCACACACGCACGCTCTATAACGTCGAGCTGCAACGGGTGAACGTGCTTTTCGTCTTCTGGATCGCTGCCTTCTCGGTGTGGCAGCGTACGGTCTATGCGTATATCATCCCAAAGGCTGCTTGCGTATTGCCGCCATATCCACTGAGAAAAGCGGTTTTTCTTTTGGTCGCCCTTCATACCCTTACAGTGTAGCACATCGCTTGGCGGTCTACGCTCTCCTGCATAGCTTGTTGCGCCTGTTAGCTTTTCAACAGGCGTTTCGTTATCGCCATTGCGCCGAAACATCAGCAACCAATCAGCGTTAGCAATGCTGCATTTTGTTGTGTCTTTACAAAACGTCTTATGCGCTAGGCTTTTCATCATCGTGCGGTTTCTTACCATTAGCGGCTCTTTCCATATCAGCCTTCGCCCTCCGTATGAAAATCCGTTTTCCTCGTGTATTTTAATGATCGCACCCGCAAGGTCAAAGATCGCATCACACCCGCTATTACTAAGCGGTATGTCGGAGCAATGCACGCCGCTTATTCGGCCCGGCTTTGTTAGTCTGGCAACCTCTCGCACGCAATAAGCGTAATGCTCGAAAAACTCATCCTTGTTGATGCTGTTTGACATATCACGCTCATCCGAGCTGTAGACGTAAAGCCCCATAAATGGCGGTGAGTAGATGGACATATCAACACTGCAATCAGGTAGGCTTTTCATCACCTCCACGCAGTCGCCATTATAAAGCGCGTAGTTCTCGGTTATTTTTTGATCTATTACAGCCATGCCGGTGCCTCCATTTCGTTCGTCATTTTGTTCTTTCGTTCTATCTTGATCGCCTCATTCATGTGCATCACTAGCGCATCAAACATAACATCCGCCTGCTCTGATTTGCGCCTCATATTTTCAAGCACGCGGATCTCGCCAGATGATGCTATCACATCAAGATTAACCTCATTCTTTTGCCCGAAGCGCCAGCAACGCCTGACGCTCTGGTAATATTGCTCGTAACTGTGCGTTGCAAACATCACCACATCAGCGCAATGCTGCCAGTTAAGACCAAAAGCTCCGATCTTTGGCTTAATAACCAGCACGCGCAAATCACCTTTTGCAAAGTCTCTATAAATAGCCTCTTTGTCGTCGTCTGGCGTGCGGCCTGCAATCTGTTTTGCATCTGGTATGATGTTTTCTAGGTAGTCGCCCTCTGCGTTTGTGTGGCACCACACAACCGCGCTCCTGTTGTGGTTGACAAGCTCTTTTGCATAGTCGCACCGCTCTGGAAGTGTGCGCTTTCTTTCCTCGCGTTCCTCGCTCAAACCAAACGCAGGCAGACAAAACAGCATACCATCAGGCGGTGTCTCTGGTTTGATTATGTGGTCGCGCTCAATAAGCGCAGGTAGCACAAATTCATCATCACTAAAACCAAGGTCTGATGGCTTGCGGCACGCACGCGCCCAACTTGCAACCCACCGCCAGAAGTCATTTATGGCGTGATTCTTTAGCCGCCATTGCCCAATGGTTTGAGCCACGCGATATGCAAGGCGCTGATAATATTGCGGTGCAGCCTGACCTACTACCTCGGCCTCAATTTGCCGCTTGCGTTCCTTCTTTTGACCCTTGTCGTCAAGTTGACGGAAAAAGCGTGCAAGCATTTCACTGTGCGATAATTCGCCTAATGCCTGCGAGCTAGTGCCAAGCTCAACAAAGTCATTCGGCGCGGCTGTTGCGGTGCATAAAAGCCTATAAGGTATCTTATTCATGAAGCGCGTTACCTGTTGCTGTGTTGCACCAGAGAAGTGTTTTAAGATGCTGCTTTCGTCGCACACGCACCCTGCAAAATCATTCGGGTTAAAGTTGTGTAACCGCTCATAATTTGTCACTACAATGCGGTCGTTTTTCTTTGTACCCTCTTTGCGCTGGATGCACTCAACACCAAACTTCTCACCTTCGCTTACAGTTTGCGGAGCTACAGCTAACGGCGCAATCACAAGCACGCGCTTGCCTGTATGTCTCGCTACATTTTCAGACCATACAAGCTGTTGTAAGGTCTTCCCAAGCCCGCAATCATGCAACAACGCACGACGCCCGCCCCTGACCGCCCAATCAACACAAGCATGCTGAAAGTCAAACATGCAATCTGGCAACCATAACGGCTCAAATCCGTGATCGCAACCTACCTGTGTCTTGCGCTCGATAAACTCCTGATAATCACTCACGCCCGCCTCCTAATCTAAGCTGTACCGCCTCGTATAATACCGCTTGCCGCATGCCGGGCACTCGTGCCAATGCCCAGCCGCATCGCTGCCATGCGCCCCGACCACAAACGTGATTGCGCCAATGCCCGGATCAGGCGCGTCGATTGACCCTGCGCACGTTTTGCACCTGTACCCATCATCCAGCCACGCATGCACAAAGCGCGCTATTGCCGGATGGCCTACCGCCGCCATCCGGTCGGCTGCGTGTATCATCGCGTCAATGGTTGTATCGCTGTACTTGCTCACTCCTGCCTCCTTGCTTACTTGCCTCGCTCTTACAGCCCCAGCGTTCGCCGCGTCCTGCCCAGCTTTGCCGCAATCG